AATTCAAGGCTAAGGATTCCAAATACAACAAGACCATGGCGGATTATGCCGTTTCCTTTATCGAATGTCTCTGCCACACCAAGGGCACCTGGGCAGGGAAGCCGTTTGAGTTGATCGACTGGCAGGAACAGATTATCCGTGATGTGTTTGGCATCTTAAAGCCGAACGGCTATCGGCAGTTCAATACCGCCTACATCGAGATTCCTAAAAAGCAGGGCAAGTCAGAACTGGCGGCAGCGGTAGCACTCCTTTTGTGCTGCGGCGACGGGGAACAACGTGCCGAAGTGTATGGCTGTGCCGCCGACCGTCAGCAGGCATCCATTGTCTTTGAAGTAGCGGCAGATATGGTGCGGATGTGTCCGGCCTTATCAAAGCGGGTAAAACTCCTGGCTTCGCAGAAGCGGATCATCTACCTTCCCACGCACAGCTTTTATCAGGTGTTATCCGCCGATGCCTATAGCAAGCATGGCTTTAACGTAAGCGGCGTAATCTTCGATGAGCTGCACACGCAGCCGAACCGGAAGCTGTTTGATGTCATGACCAAAGGCTCCGGCGATGCCCGGACGCAGCCGTTGTATTTCCTGATTACGACAGCCGGAACGGACACCCACTCCATCTGCTATGAAACCCACCAGAAAGCACTGGATATTATCGCAGGCCGGAAGATAGATGCCACCTTCTATCCGGTGATATACGGTGCCAAGGACACCGATGACTGGACGGATGTGAAGGTCTGGAAGAAAGCCAATCCATCGCTTGGGATTACGGTCGGCATGGATAAGGTCAAGGCAGCCTGTGAGTCTGCCAGACAGAATCCTGCCGAGGAGAATGCCTTCCGGCAGCTTCGCCTGAACCAATGGGTCAAGCAGGCGATCCGCTGGATGCCGATGGAAAAATGGGATGCCTGCGCGTTTCCTGTACAGCCGGATGAATTAAAAGGACGCGTCTGCTACGGCGGACTGGACTTATCCTCCACCACGGATATTACAGCCTTCGTACTGGTGTTTCCGCCGCAGGATGAAGCAGACAACTATGTCGTGCTGCCCTACTTCTGGATACCGGAAGAAAACGTGTCGCTGCGTGTCCGGCGAGATCATGTTCCTTATGACGTATGGCAGAAGCAGGGATTCCTGCACACGACGGAAGGAAACGTCGTCCATTACGGCTACATCGAAAAGTTCATCGAAACCATGGGCGAACAGTACAACATCCGCGAGATCGCCTTTGACCGCTGGGGCGCGGTGCAGATGGTGCAAAACCTCGAGGGTATGGGATTTACCGTCGTCCCGTTCGGGCAGGGGTTCAAAGATATGAGTCCTCCCACCAAGGAACTGATGAAGCTGACGCTGGAAAAGAAGATCGCCCACGGCGGCCATCCGGTACTGCGCTGGATGATGGACAATATCTTCATCAAATCCGATCCGGCTGGCAATATCAAGCCGGACAAGGAGAAATCCACCGAAAAGATCGACGGTGTCGTAGCTACGGTTATGGCACTCGATCGTGCCATCCGCTGCGGCAATGACAACAGTGAAAGCGTATATGACCAAAGGGGGTTATTGATTTTATGAGTATATTCCAACGTATATGGGGCAAAAAATCACGTGACAAGCCGAAAAACTACCTGTCTACGGCGTTTACGTTCCTGTTCGGCCCGACCTCCTCCGGAAATGTGGTGACGGAACGGACCGCTATGCAGACAACGGCAGTTTATGCCTGTGTCCGGGTGCTGTCCGAGGCCATTGCCGGACTGCCGCTCAATATGTACCGCTATACACCGGATGGCGGCAAGGAAAAAGCCATCAATCATCCTCTATATAGGTTGCTCCATGATGCACCCAATCCGGAGATGACGAGCTTCATATTTCGGGAAACCCTCATGAGCCATCTTCTCTTATGGGGCAATGCCTATGCACAGATCATCCGGAACGGCACCGGGCAGACGATTGCACTGTACCCGCTGCTGCCCAACAAGATGGATGTCAGCCGGGCCGCGAACGGTCAGCTTATCTACACCTACTCCAAGGACTCGGATGAATTCGGTGCAAATAACCGTTGTCAGCAGATTGTCCTGTCGCAGGACGAGGTGCTGCATGTTCCGGGACTTGGGTTTGACGGACTTATCGGTTACAGTCCGATCGCCATGGCCAAGAATGCCATCGGCATGTCGCTGGCAGCCGAGCAGTACGGCGCGTTATTCTTTGCCAACGGCGCTACACCGGGCGGCATCTTAGAGCATCCGGGCATCGTGAAGGATCCGGTCAAGCTGCGGGAAAGCTGGCATGCCCAATTTTCCGGTACAAACCGGCATAATGTGGCCGTGTTGGAGGAAGGCATGACCTTCCAACAGTTATCCATCCCGCCGGATCAGGCGCAGTTCCTTGAAACGCGGAAATTTCAGATCGACGAAATCGCCCGTATCTTCCGGGTGCCGCCGCATATGGTCGGGGATCTGGAGAAATCCACCTTCTCCAATATCGAACAGCAGTCGCTGGAATTTGTCAAATACACCTTGAATCCCTGGTGCGTCCGCTGGGAACAGGCCATGAATCAGCAGTTGGTGCTGCCGTCGGAGCGCTCGCAGGTCTTTACGAAGTTTAATGTGGACGGCCTGCTGCGCGGTGATTACCAGAGCCGCATGAACGGCTATGCCATCGGCAGGCAGAACGGCTGGCTCTCCGCCAACGACATCCGGGAGCTTGAGGATATGAACCGCATCCCTTCCGAGCAGGGCGGCGATACGTATCTAGTCAACGGCAATATGCTGCCGCTGGACCAGGCAGGAAAATTTTATACCGAAAGCGAGAGAAAAACACCATGAAGAAATTCTGGAACTGGAATACTGATGACGATACAGGGCGCATCCTTACTATTGACGGTACCATTGCCGAGGAAAGCTGGTTTGACGACGACATAACGCCGAAGCTGTTTAAAAACGAGCTGGCATCCGGGCAGGGCAATGTCACCTTGTGGCTGAACTCGCCCGGCGGCGACTGCGTAGCGGCCAGCCAGATCTATGCCATGCTGATGGATTATGCCGGACAGGTCCATGTCAATATCGACGGGATTGCGGCTTCGGCTGCCTCCGTGATTGCCATGGCAGGTACGAGCGTCAATATGGCACCGACTGCACTGATGATGATCCATAATCCGTTCACGATCGCTATGGGCGATACTGATGAAATGGAACGGGCCATCGCTATGCTGTCCGAGGTTAAGGAATCCATTATCAATGCCTATGAGTTAAAGACCGGCCTTTCCCGCACCCAGCTATCCCATCTGATGGATGCCGAGACCTGGATGAATGCAGGAAAAGCAATCGAGCTTGGTTTTGCTGACAGCATTTTGACTGATAGCGATAGTAAACAGATGCATGATGCTGCCGGTATGAGAAGTTACTCTTTTTCCCGGCGGCAGGTCACCAATGCATTATTGAACAAGGCCATCGCCAAGAAATCAAGAATGAAAACAGAATCCCGTGTATCCGTAGCGTCGCTGCAGCAGCGGCTGTCGCTCTTAACACATTAAATGGAGGTACCAATATGAGTAAACTATTAGAACTGCAGGAAAAACGCGCTATTATCTGGGAACAGGCCAAGGCCTTCCTGGATGAAAAGCAGGCAGCCGGTGACACGCTTTCCACCGAAGATGCTGCCACCTATGACAAGATGGAAGCCGATGTCATGGCACTGGGCAAGGAAATCGACAGGCTGAAAACGCAGGCTGCCATCGATCTTGAATTACGCAAGCCGACCTCGACCGCTATCGTTAACCAGCCTGCAAAACAGGATGCAACTAAGCATGGCAGGTTCAGCGACGCCTATGCGCCCGCCTTTTGGGACAGCATGCGCGGCAAGTCCCGTCCGGAAATCCGGAACACCTTAAAGGAAGGGGCTGATCCACAGGGCGGCTACCTCGTACCGGACGAATTTGAACGGACGCTGATTCAGATGCTGGCTGAGGAAAATGTGCTGCGCTCCCTGTCCCATGTGATCCAGACTGCCAGCGGCGACCATAAGATTCCGGTCGTTGCCAGCGAAGGAACCGCAGCATGGACGGATGAAGAAGCCGCCTACACGGAAAGCAACACCACCTTCGGCCAGGTGTCCATCGGGGCGCATAAACTGGGTACGCTCGTCAAGGTGTCCGAAGAACTGTTGAACGATTCCGCCTTCGACCTGGAAGGATATATGGCACAGGAGTTTGCCCGCAGGCTGGGCAATGCCGAGGAAGAAGCCTTTCTCACCGGCACCGGAACGGATCGTCCGTCCGGCATCCTTGTCGATGCCGCCGGTGCTTCGGATGGCTCGACTGCTGCATCCGCTACGGCCATTACCTTCGACGATTTGATCGAGTTGTACTATTCGCTCCGTGAACCGTACCGCAAATCAGCTACATTGTTGCTGCATGAAAACACCGTCAAGGCTATCCGGAAATTGAAGGATACGCAGGGCCAGTACATCTGGCAGCCTTCCGTCAGTGCCGATGTGCCGGATAAGATTCTGAACTGCCCGGTTGTCACCAGCCGGTATATGCCGCAGATGGCAGCCGACGCCAAGACGGTGCTGTTCGGTGACTTTTCCTACTACTGGATTGCCGACCGGCAGGGCCGCACCTTTAAGCGTTTGAATGAATTATACGCGGTTACCGGTCAGGTCGGTTTTCTCGGCTCCCAGCGTGTCGATGCCAAGATTGTATTGCCGGAGGCCATCAAGACGCTCAAACAGGCCAGCAAATAACGGAAGGAAGGTGGCAGCATGGCAGTAACACGGGACGAAGCTAAATTATATCTCCGTATTGATAATGATGTGGAGGATGCTTTGATCGACAATTTGATTCAGTCCTCCACGACGACGGTGGAAAATGTACTGCGCCATCCGTTAAGCGACTACTCTACATTGCCGGAGGACATCAAGACGGCCATTCTGTATGGTGTGGCTTATCTGTATGAAAATCGGGATACAGCGGACTTCGATGCCATGATCAAGCTCATGCGGGCCATGCTGTTCTCCTACCGGGATGAGGTGTTCTAATGGATATCGGGGAAATGAAGCAGCGGATTGAGTTTGTAGTGGAGGAGAACGTCTCTGATGGCCAGGGTGGTTACGACACTACCCTGGTCAGCAAGGGCAGTACCTGGGCCAAGGTGACCAATATCCACGGTGGGGAGTATTTCTTCGCTGCCGCCGTGCATCTGGAAAAGGATGTGTCGTTTGTCATCCGGTACCGATCGGACATCACGGAAACATGGTTCATCAAGTTCCGCGGTCAGAAGTACAACATCCAGTTTATCGATAATGTAAAATACGGGGACCAGTATCTTGAAATCAAGGCTACATTGGCGGGGTGATGATTAATGACATGGAATGAAATACGAATCGGGTGCGCGGCAGTCGGTGCCTGGTTGGGATGGTTCATCGGCGGCTTCGACAATCTGTTCTATGCCCTGCTGACGTTTGTCTGCCTGGACTATATTACCGGTGTGCTATGCGCCTGCAGGGAACGGCAGCTATCCAGTGAGATCGGCTTTATAGGCATCTGCCGGAAGGTGCTTCTTTTTGTACTCGTCGGTGTCGCTCATACGTTGGATGCGACGATGCTCGGCTCCGGCAGCGCATTACGGACCGCCACCATCTTGTTCTACCTGTCCAACGAGGGACTTTCCATTGTGGAAAATGCCGCACGGATGGGACTTCCCATACCAGACCGGCTGCAGGAAGCATTGAAGCAGCTGCGAAAATAAAAATATATACCTTGGATCTGCTGGAGTCTCATCACTCTGGCAGGTCCTTTTTTTATGTCTTGGGTTCTTAATTGATATCTATCTGTCCTTTTACTTATAGAGGCAATTACCTCGTAACGATTAGGAGGTGTCCAATATGACGGACGATGAGAAAAGGCAGATTATCGTTTTACGCCGAGACGGTCTGGGATACGGGAAAATAGCACAGCAAATAGGCATTTCGGTCAATACAGTCAAGTCATTCTGCCGCCGGAGCAATCTGGTAATTTCCACTGGTGGAAAATCAGTGTGTGAATGCTGCGGCAAGCAGATAGAACAGGTCCCGGGACGAAAGCAAAAACGCTTCTGTTCGGATAGTTGCAGAAACAAATGGTGGAACAGGCATCTTGACTTGGTGAAGCGAAAGGCGGTCTATACCTTTACCTGCCAGAACTGCGGTAAAGTATTTAAGACCTACGGGAACAGTCAACGGAAGTTCTGCTGCCATGCCTGTTATATTGAATACCGTTTCGGCGGTGGTCGTCATGGATAAGAAAACCTTTCAAAATGAAGCGCTGTTCCTGATGACATTGCATCTGATACAGTCGATGCGTGATGAAAAACTTATCACGGAGAGCGAATATCACATGGCAGAGCACCAGATGCTCGAAAAATATCATCCTTTTTCCGGCTCTTTATACACTTGATAATTGTATCAAACAGAGTGATATATAGTGTTGGAAAGGAGTGAATTCTATGCGAAAAACAATCCTCAAAGTCGAGCATCAGGTATCGCCGTTCAAAAAACAAAAGAAAGTAGCAGCCTATGCCCGTGTTTCCGTGGAATCGGAACGGATGCAGCATTCACTTTCGGCACAGGTCAGTTATTACAGCGGCCTTATCCAAAAGAATCCTGAATGGGAATATGCCGGTGTCTATGCGGACTATGGCATTTCCGGTACAGGAATGGCGAAGCGGGATGCATTCAACAAAATGATTGCTGTTGCAGAAGCAGGAAAAATCGATATCATCCTTACAAAAGCCATTCAGCGGTTTGCCAGAAATACAGTCGATCTTTTGAACACGGTACGTCATCTAAAGGATATCGGCGTCGAAGTATGGTTTGAAAAGGAAAATATCCATACATTAAGCGGCGAAGGTGAGCTGATGCTGACCATTCTGGCATCATTTGCCCAGGAAGAAAGCCGGTCCATTAGCGAGAATATCAAATGGCGGGTGAAGAAACGGTTTCAACAGGGCATGCCGTCTGCGAAGTTCTTCATATATGGCTATCGATGGGAAGGGGATAAACTCGTAATTGTTCCTGAGGAAGCAGCTGTTGTAAAGCGAATATACCAAAATTTTCTTGACGGGAAATCACGGGTTGAGACAAGACGAGAGCTTGCGGCGAAGGGCATCAAAACCAGGCATGGTAATAACTGGGGTGATCCCAGCATCAAGCAGGTACTTACCAATATTACCTATACCGGCAATCTTCTGCTCCAGAAAACATATATAGAAGATC